AAGCATAGAATTATTCCTGCATTACAGAGTAGATGCCAAACGTTTGATATCAATCATGATAAGGGTCCTATTGTTGATAGGTTAATCCATATTAGTCATGAAGAATGTATTTCATGCGATACTGATGATATTAGAAAGATTGTTGAGAATAATTTTCCTGATATCAGAAAGACTATCAATGTGTTTCAAAAGAGCATTGTAGGTGATAGTCTAGTTATTCAAAAAGATGATGACATTGTTAAGATAGCTTCTGATATGTTGAAGCTTATCAAAGCTAATCATGAATTAAAATGTAGAAAATATATGATTCAGAATGAGCATACTTTCAATAATGACTACCCTCTATTGTTGAAAACTTTATTCAATGTAATCGATGAATCAGATATCAAAAATGAGACCAAAAAAATAATGCTGACTATAGTTTATGATTTTATCTATAAGTCAGCATTTGTAATGGATCAAGAGATCAATGCTTATGCATGTGTTATTGAACTATCCAATAGAAGTAGTTTTTAATGCACCGGTGAGTGAAGAAGGCCCTTCAATAGGCTTGCCACCTTGCATATAAACTGAAGTATCGAATTGTTTTTGAGCATTACCTCCGCCAGGTGCTAATTCATCCCAATCATTGTTAGCACCGAACTGATCAATTTTAACTTCTTGGTTATGAAGTTCTTTATCATCTCCTATTTCAGGTGCTTTTAAATCAGTACCTGTACCGATTTGAGACTTAAGAGGGTCTTGACCAATATATTCGTCATCATACTCTAAAGTTTCAGGATCAATATGAGTGCCGTTAGGTCTAACTAAGCTGTTAGGTACTGGCATTCTATTAGGATAAACGTTAATTGTATCGAATAGATCTGGATCTGCTGTTACAAACCCATCATAACGACCTGGAGACGTCTCTTGAGAAACAGTTACACTTACTTGACCGTTGCTATTGTCTG